AAGCTATGGGGAATCGGTACTTACAATAGTGACGGCGACGAACTTTATATGATCCAATGGAACGGAAAAGATAAAGATTTAGACCAAAAAGTAACATTTGCCTGTTACGCTTCGGCAAAGGACAAGGATAATATAAAAATTTATCAAGTATGGATGGGAGAACAGATTCTAGACGGAATTTTAGAAGAATTGACGATGCAAAAACCATAAATATCTATATGAACATAGAGGAATTCATTGATAAAATCAGTAAATTAAGGAGGAAAAATGAGTAGAATGAGAGATAGAGGTATATTAACCGAAGAAATTAAAAATGATGCTTACATCAAAAACTGGTTAGGTCGAGAAATAACAGTAGAAGAATTGCGCTTATTCCCATATTTACAATACTTAGCTGTCAATAATAGAAAGATAGACCGTGAAAAGATTACGCCAACCGAAAAGAAGATTATAGAGAATTTAGAGGATGACGGTTGGCTTAAAACAGAACCACGAGTTAAACCCGACAGAAAACTTTGGAACTTAATGTGCCACGTAATTTATATGGGGTATGTTGACTATGAATAGAGAAATTAAATATAGAGCGTGGCTATACCACGAGAAAAAATATGTTTATGTACTTGCGATTCATTTTGCCGAAATAGGCGAACTGACTACAATTGACTATATCGAAGACGGTAAGATGAAGATAGAGTTTGAGCTTGAGCAGGACACAGGTTTCAAAGACAAGAACGGCAAGAGGATTTACGAAGGGGATATTGTAGATAAGGCTTATCACAATATCGAAACATACGATAAAAATGGCGTTGTTGAAATGGGGTATCTGTGCGATAGTGATGGCTATAATAACGGAGAAATCTATGGCTGGAAAGCAGGAGATAGTTCGTTGGCTGATGTCTGTGATGAATGTGAAGTTATCGGCAATATTCACGAGAATCCAGAGTTATTAGGAGGTAAGGAATGAAAGATGTTATTTTAAGCGTTCTGATATACGTTGGCATTTTATTAGCGTTTGCTTTACCGATTTGGTTAATAAGTTCAATTATAAATCAAATAACTTACGGAGATTGGACTTGCACATTTAAGGAGTGCATAGTTCTGAAAGGAGATGAAGAATGAATGACGATGACATCGAAGTGGTCAGAATGAGCGATATTATGAACGGGCAGCCAACAGAGTTTGTCACACATATGAAGAAATAATAAGGCTAAACAAGAAAGGTGGAAAGAATGGCGAACAATAAAAATCTCACCACAGAGCAGGCGATTTCACACAGATTCGGGCAGCCAAACGGAAACCCTAGAAATCCGGGAGGCTGGAAGAAAGAGGACACGGCACGCTATAAGCTTGAGCAGATGATGAAGCTGTCAGAATCTCAATTACGGGCGATTGAGGACGATTCAGACGCTCCAATGTTCGAGAGAAAGATCGCGAAAGCGATTCTAAACGGAGAGTGGAAAGAAATCGAGTCTATGATTAACCAAGTCTATGGACAGCCAAAGCAAAAGATAGAGGCAGAGGTGGCAGAATTCAAGCCACTCGTAGATTTGACTAAGAGAAAGAAAAATGGCGAGAACAACAGCACTCAATAAAATCGAGGCTACACTCTATGAGCCGACTTTTTACAAAGTCATTCAAGGTGGACAAGGAGCGGGCAAGACGTTTGCTATAATGACACTTCTCGTTGGTTATTGCGATTCTTATCCTGGCACTAAAGTAACCGTCGTCGGTATGACCTACGGACATCTTAAAGACGGCGCTATTTCGGATTTTAAGGCAATCCTTAAAGAGGTAAACCGTTGGGATGAAGATAAATGGAATAAGACAGAAACTACTTACTTCTTCGCTAACGGTTCCGAGTTACAATTCCGCTCAGTCGATAAACTTACTGGACGCGGTCCGCGACGCGACGTCGTCTATGTTAACGAGGCAGATGCACTATCGTGGGAAACGTTTGAACACGTTTCGGGACGTTCTAAAGACTTCGCGATAATTGACTATAACCCTGTGGCGAAATTCTGGGCGCACGAAAGGCTAATCGAAAATCCGCCAAAGACTGGCGTGAGCTTCCTCGTATTAACTTATTTAGATAACGAAGCATTACCAGAGCAGGAGCGTTTGACGATCGAAAGCCATAAGCCTAAACCCGGAGAGGAGCCGAGCAACTGGTGGACTGTTTACGGTCTTGGTCAAATTGGTTCGCTTGAGGGCAACGTGTATAGTGGCTGGATTGAAGGAAGTCCGGAAAGTATAATTACAGGACATTTAATCCGGTATGGTTTGGATTTCGGTTTTAGTAATGATGAGACGGCGCTAGTTGCGGTCTATGATTTAGGCGATAATCGTCTTGGAGTAGTTGAAAAAGTTTATAAAAAAGGTATTCTTCCTTCTGTTTATCCTCAAATCTTAAAGTCGCAAAATATAGATCCGAGCGTACTTATCGTAGCGGATTCGGCAAGGCCAGAAATCATTTCGGAAATTTCCAGAGCTGGATTTAGAATTGTCGGGGCGAATAAAAATCCCGGCTCTGTTATTCGAGGAATTGAACGAGCTTCAGAAAAACAGATTGTCTATTACGGAACAAACCTTAAGCGCGAGTATCTCACTTATCGTTGGCGAACAAAGCGGTCCGGCAAGATTTTGGACGAGCCACAGGATGGCAACGACCACTTGATGGACGCGCTTAGATATGCGGTTGACGATATTGAAGAACAAAAGCATCGAATTCAATGGTAATCTATGTTATAATGGAGACATTACATTAACAGAGGAGAGAGTGAACTATGAAAGATTGGTGGAATAATCTTAATAAACCAGTCAAAATTATAATAATAGCCGTTGTGGCTTTTTTTGCTATCGGTATGATTGGGGCAGCAGCCGGAGTAAACCCAGATGAAAATACTAATGATGCCACAAAAACCGAGACTGCTACTCAAGAGCAAAAACAGGAGGCTCAAACCAACGCGGATGGTAGTATCGAGGTAACAAAAAACGGTGTCGCAAAGGGGGATTTTGCAACAAAGTGCCAAGAAGATTACATTACCCTTAAAAACCTTATCCCAAAGACTAGAAAAATATCATTAATCAATACCTTGGATTATAATGAAAAGCTATGGGGAATCGGTACTTACAATAGTGACGGCGACGAACTTTATATGATCCAATGGAACGGAAAAGATAAAGATTTAGACCAAAAAGTAACATTTAAAGTATGAACAAGATTTCATACTGTAAGGCAGAAATTGATGCAAAAAATACGAAAAAAGCGGATGAAAACCGCAGATTTCGCAACATTATTGCTAATTCTGGGCTAGAGATGGAAAGCGGAGAGGTCAGAGACATTCAAAACCTCTACGTTATGAGCAGGAACAGCAAATTAATCCGAATTGGCGACCTTGCAACTAATCCAGAAGCTCAAAACGAGAAATATAAAGTCAATTTCGCTACGAATCACGGCCATAACGATGAAGTAACCGGCGAACGCGTTGTTAACGTTGAGGATATTATCGGCGATGCGAAAGTTTGGCTCGGTAAAGACGGAATGCTCCACGCAAGAGTTTATTTTGCAGACAACGACCCGAAAGCAGACCACGCTTGGGCCGTTTCGGACAATGCAAGCTACTCAATCGGGACGGAATGGTTCCCTGATGGATATGTCGGGGCCGGAATGGAAATCGACGAACCTATCGGAATTCTGCGCGAGATTTCGATGGTGGATACAGGAAACGATCCGCGCGCTTATACACTCGACCATAAACCAGAATCTTCAGAGGCTCAAGGGAGCGAAGATGATGGAGATGGTAAATCAATTAGTAATTTAACAGGAGATTCAGAAATGGCTGAAATCAAAAAAGTTGATGAATTAACTCCAGATGAGAACCGCGCAATCAAAGAGGAACTCAACGACGTAGTTAATTCATTCACTACAACTGCTCCGGAAGGAGAAACTGAGCCTACACGTCGCGACAACGCTGACGAGGAAGGCAAAGAAACTGCTGAGAACGCGCCAGCAGAAAAGAAAGATGCGCTTCACAACAACTTCTTTATCGTTCGCGATAAGGTTGCAAAGCAGGAAGTTTCCGGCTCGACAAAGACTACTGATTATCTTAAATCAGAAAAAGCTGTCGTGGCTTGGGGTAAAGCACTTCTTGACGCTAAAGGCGACGCTAAAGCTTGGCGTGAGAACTTCCGCGCTATCGCGAAGAAAGATGGTGTCGATTTTGGCGAGAACGTAACTATCGCTCCAGAAGCGGTTATTAACGCTGTTAAAGAGCAACTCGAAGATGAAGACACTCTTTTCTCACACGTTAATAAAACCGGTCTTGCTTTCGAAGTTGTCGCTATTCCAACATCTGAAGATGGTGGCATTGGACACGCTCGCGGAACTACCAAGAAAGAGGAAAATATCACAGGTCAAACTCGCGTGTTTACGCCAGCAGACCTCTATAAGTTAATGAAACTTGACCACGCGATGGTTCGCATTAACGGCGGTATTTCTTCAAGCGCTATCGTTCGCTACGTTCTTCGTGAGATGCCACGCAAACTTATCGAGACTATCGATAAAGGAATCTTAATTGGTGGAATCGCCAACGACGACTCTACGACCGAGACTCCAACCGTATTCACGGCGCTTAATCCGATTATCACAGATATTTCTACGTCTGGAGCAATCTATGGCGTCGAATATACTGCGGAAGCTGGAGACAACGCACGCCAGACGCTTTCAAAAGCGGCTAACCGCGTTAAATCTGGAACTAACAGAACGCTTATCTGTACTCCGGATTACTTCACTGACCTAGAAAACGCTACGACTGCTGGCGGACAGCTCTTATTCCCGAACGGGATTAACAAGGGCGAACCAAATATCAACGGAATTCGTCGCATTATCACTCCACTATGGCTAACGGACGCGATGCTCGGAGATTACAAAGCTATCGTAGTTGACCTTGCATCCTATGATACAGTCGGCGATGCAACTCCAGAACAATTTACTGACTACGATATCGACGTCAATAAATATGTCTGGGAAACCGTTGCTTGTATCGGTGGCGGTCTTGCAAATGCAAACGCTGCTGTTGGTATCAAAGCGGCCGCTTAATCTAGCACCTAGAAATTAAGGAACTTAAAGGAAATGCTAACTCAAGAACAATATAACCTATTTACCGGACAGTACGTAAGCTACTCGGAGACAGATTGGACTGCTATCGTGTCAGTAGCGAATATTCGACTGGCTAGCTTCCTATGCCTTGATGAGTTCCCAGAACTTACCGACGATAATCTCGACCTGGCCGAGTTACTCGCGAACTTTATCGCCGGGGTTCTGAAATATCAGGGCGGAGCGGATGTCTTAGAATCAAAATCCGTTCGAAACTTTACAATCAGGTTCAAAACAAGTAGTGCCGCCAACGCTTTCTCTCTAATCGCAAGGAATTATGCAGATACAATCGAGCGATATTCTGAATGCGGTCTAGGATTTAGTGTTGAGAAGCAGAAAGGCTGTGGCTGTGATAAATATTTCGGTTTTTAACGCGTTTCCTCAAGCGGTTATCTCGAACGTCTGGCAAATCGGGCGCTGGGTTTCAAATACTCGCGTTGGAAACACCTACGAAAAGATTTCAGACCTTGATGTTATCGAGGATGAGGCAGGAGAGATGTCTTATGGAAACGCTCCGAGCGCTGAAATAATCGTCGCAGACGCGCTTTTGTATGTTAAGCCAGAACAATTACCGACTACGAATTTAAACGCGCTTAAAACGTCTTATATGCTCTTTAACAGCGAAACTGGCGAATATTTCGTCATTATCAATGCTGGAGCAGGTAAGAACCAAGAAACTGGCAAGCTCGAACATATCGAGCTTAAAATTCGCCAGACGGAGGCGGAAGATGTCGAACAAGGTTAGCGTTAAGATTAAATGGAACTCCGGTTCAATTAACCTTATGCAGAATAAAGCTGTTCAAGGTTTGTTTAGGATGGGAACCGATATAGGAAATCAAGCTAGACGAAATGCGCCTTATAAGACAGGCGCTTTGTCAAACTCAATTCGAGCTGTTCCAAATGGTGCAATCGTTGAAGTTATCGCCGGCGGTAAAGTCGGAGACAAGCGAATTGACTACGCCGCTATTCAGGAATGGGGAGGTAGAGCCGGTCGTAATTATTCGGTCAATATTATCGGTAAGCACTATATGGAGCGCGCTACAGATTTCATAATGTCAGGGAATTATCTTAAGAAATACTTTGGAGGAATTGTATGATCACACTAGCTTTGCTTGACAAAATCGAAGAAGATAGTGTAGGAGATTTACAAGTTGATAAAGACCTGTTCTGGGAAGAAGCACCACTTCAGAAAGACGGTAAACCTACGCAGGGGGTTTGGCTCGTAACTCGTTCTGGTAATGCGGCAAACAGTCCAAAAGGCCTTAATCTTAAATCGACCGTAGATTTCTATGTAGCGTTCAAGAATAAGACTAAGACGGAGGCCGTGCAACAGGCGCTTTTAGAGTGGATTTTGAATAATCGCTTCTTCTGCTATATGAGTGGAACCGTTGGCGACACTACTTACAAATTCTCGAATGTCCGTATTAGACCAGCGACAACGCCGGAAAACTATGGAGCAACAGAGAATGGGCTAATTGTAAAGATTGCGAGCGCAGATTTAACCTACGACATCGCAAATTTTAATAATTAAAGGAAAGGAATTACGATGATTCTCAATATTACGCAAATGCGCCGAGTTGTATTCCGCAAACCGGATGGCGAAGGTGGCTTTGATGCCTTTACGCTTGAACCAGATGACTTAGGACAGGACACTATTGGCTCTATCAATATCGCGCCGAGAAAAAGATCGCGTGAATCGGCAGCAGGAACGACTGAAACTCCAATTTCAGGAACTCTTGAAAGTTTTGCTGGCTCGATTACATTCTTGTTTGACAATTACAAGACTTTAGGACAGGCTTTACAGCGCTGGTCTCAATCTACCTATACTGGAGCCGACGCTAATGCTGGACAGATTTCAGATGCAGGTTCAAACTTCTGCTCTGACGACTATATGTCCGTCATTGTTCAAGGTCTTTGTGATGATGGCTCAGCCGCAGACGTAGAGCTTACGCGCTGTATCCCATCTGTTGATGACGACATTGAGCTTGGAACTTCAAAAACCGGAACGATTACGCTTAATCTTAATCCGATTATCTACAACCAGAAGCTTCACGCAAATGATGGATTACCACAGATGTCTTACCGCTTTGGCGACTACGACACCACAAAGAAAATGCGCCTTAACGCTGTTACTGGCGAATATGCAGAAGTAACTGGATAACTGGAGCTTAGTTAAGATGACGGCACCCGCATTAACTCTAAAAGAAGTCCGAGAAAAGGCTCAAGCTAAACAGGCTAGGGTTTCTCGGGTGTCGGACTTTTTAACTAACGAAGAAAAAGAACAGCGCGTAAGAGACCGCGTTAAATCTTCCGGACAGCGCCCTAAAAGGCTCTATGACGGAGTTGATGCGTTTATCGCGGAAATTATCGCTCGGTTTGGCTATGACGTCTATAAAGCGTGGCTTAAAGGCGAATTTACGACTGATAAATTATTTAGATTGCTCTGCGCAGAGCGCGCAAGAGAAAAACGGCTACTGGCTCCGCTCGAGGCAATAATCATCTCGAGTGTAGCCGGTGCTAACCAACCGACTAAAGGTCATCAGGCGCCGAAATCGCTTAAAAACGCAATTAAGATTTTAAAAGACGAGCAAAAGAGAGGAGCAGAAAATGGCTAACGGAGCAACAGTAGGTTCAGCAATTGTCAAACTCGAATTTGACGGTTCAGAGGTTAAGGCGAGCTTACAAAAGGTTTCTAACGAGATAGAAAAGACTGGTAGCTCTGGCGGTTCGAAGTGGGCAAATGCTTGGAGCGTGGCGGCCGGAAACTTGATTGCGAAAGGAGTGTCAAAAATAACCTCGATGATTACTGGTTCGCTTGATAGAGGAATTAAACGCGTTGATACTCTTAAAAATGCTGGAAGAGTATTCGATATTATGGGGTATTCCGCCGACAGCGTTTCAGCTTCACTTAAAACTATGGATGGATATCTTGATGGTCTGCCTACATCTATGGATTCAGCAGTGCAAGGTATCCAGAGCCTTGCGGCGAGCTTTGGTGGTATGGAAAAAGGTACTGCCGCTTTTATGGCCATAAATGATGTTGCGCTAGCTTTCTCTAGCGAGGGGGCAGTAGCAGCGGAAAGGGCTATTTTGCAATTGAGTCAAACTAACCTTGATGGACCTCTTGACGCACAGACTTGGAATTCGCTTCGTCAGAATGGTTTTACGCCTGTGTTCGATGCTATGGCAAAAGAGGCAGGCATAAGCGTTTCTGCGCTTAAGGAACAATTTGGAAAAGGGGAGAGAACAGTCAATGATTTTCTAAATGCACTTATAAAGATGGATACATCTGGCACGTCATCGATGGGCGCACTAAAAGACGCAGCACGGGCTAATACAGATGGAATCGGCACTGCGCTTGAAAATGTCCAGAACAGGCTCGGAAAGGCTTGGGAGAAGATTTTGAACCATATTAACTCGGGCGGGAGCAAAATCTCGGATGTTATCAATGGTATCTCGTCTAGATTTACCGACTTTGCGGACATAGTTATCGGTATTATGGACTTTATAGCTGGACATTGGAATGTAATAGCTCCAATCTTAACGGCAGTTGGTGGATTTGTAGCGGTTGTAATTTCGATAAATAAAGCACTGCAAGCATATAAGGCTATTCAGAGTGCTGTTAATGTTGTGCAGGCAGCTTTTAACGTAATTCTAAACGCTAATCCTATTATGCTTATTGTTACGGCGATTGCGGCATTAGTTACAGGTTTAGTTCTATTCTTCACTAAGACTGAAGTTGGTAAAAAGATTTTAGAGGGTTTCTTCGCGTTCTTACGTGCCTCTTTCGGATGGATAGTAACAATAGCTAAATTAGTTGGTAAGGTCTTTTCTGAAGTTATAAATGTAATTGTAAAATTCTGGAGTGCTGTGGCGTCGATTATTGGTGCTTGGGCGCAATACGTTTGGAATACCACAATTGGTCCAATCGTCGAGTTCGTTAAGAACGCGGTAGTCTTGGTTACTGCAATTCTAGCGAACGTAGGTCAATGGGTTTGGGAAAATGTTTTATATCCGATTATAAGTTTTGTAACCACTGCAGTAGGTACAATTATGGGGATAATCCAGAACGTCAGACAGACGGTCTATAACATAATTGGTACGGTGGTAGGGTGGATATATAACACTATCATCCAGCCGATTACTAGCTTTTTCGTAGGCTTATTTGAAAATATAGTGGGAGGAATTACGTCATTTGTCCAATCCGCAATGAATATCATCGGTTCGATTGTTGGATGGGTTGATTCATCAGTAGTCCAACCTATTGCTGGATTTTTCTCTGGGCTGTGGAATGGCATAACTTCAGGAGTACGTGCAGTAGTTGATGGAATTAAGAATGTAATGGGAACGATCGCTGGCGTCATCAAAGCTCCTATAAATGGGATTATTAGTGCAATTAACGGCGTTATTGACGGTATTAACAGTATTAAGGTCCCGGACTGGGTTCCGGGTATTGGTGGAGCTAGTGCTAATTTTCCTCACGTTCCGTATCTTGCTCAAGGCGGTTACGCTGCCGGAGCTACTGGCGCGGTTATCGGCGAGGCCGGCAAGGAAGTAGTCCTTCCGCTTGAGCAGAATACAGACAACTGGGCCGGGCTTCTCGCAGGCACGCTAGCGGAGCAGTTTGAGAAAGAGGACAGCTACGCTGGTCGCGAGATCGTAATGAACAACACGTTCGAGATTAACAACGAAATGGATGCCAACGACATAGGACGCGTCTTGATGCAATCAATAAGGAGGAGCGCTTAATGAACGACTTAAAACTAGCAGACATAACTACTAAATGCTTTATTCTAGCACTATTCGTCAGGGATGACGGCGAGAGGTTCTTGCTCGGAACTGGCGCTTATGAGTTTAAACAGTCTCAACAGCATTTCGCGGCAAACTCAATGAGTAATGATGTCGTTTCAGTTCAGGGCAACGACGGCTATCTACTCGCTGGACAGGTCAGAAGACCTAATCCACAAGTTTTTGACGGTTATATCGGAGATGCGAGCGTTATTAAGTCGCAAGTCGAGGGGATGCGCCGTAATTTCTTCGAATTTTTCCAGAAAAACCACTTTTACACCGTGATTTATATATTTCCAGACGGTTCAGCGATTCAGAGGCGTCGAGGGTTTATCGTAGATTCTCCGGAAGTCAAAGAGCTTTACCAGGTCTTCCCGGAATACCACGTTGCGCTTAATTTTGAAGATACGAATTATTATAAATATGCTGAAACTCCAGACGGCGAAGAAGCATATACGAAGTCGGCGAATGTCGGACTTTCGACCGTAGCGACTGGTGGTCTTGTCTGGGCGGGAATTGAAACAGTTATTCTTACCGGCGAGGGAACGAGTTTTAACTTGTCTGGAACGATAGACGGAGAGGTTCTGCAAGAGGTTTTAATTAAAGGCGATACCTCCCAGACTACTTATAGCGGAAAGAACTTGCTAGCGAATTTGGCAGATTTAGTAACTAACGAAGGTATTACTGGCACTCTACAACCAGATGGATCAGTTAAATATACTGGCACTAGCACCGCTAGCTGGGGTTTTAATCTAGCAGCAGTTGTCGATAATCCTCTTAACGCTGGCACTTATACCCTTTCGATAGATAAAACAGTAGATGTTCCTATAAAAGTTGGTTTTAGAGATAGTGGTGGCACAGCTTTCCAAACAGTAACAATTGAAGCAGGTCAAACTTCAGCTACGATTACGCTAAGCCAAGCACCAGTAAAAACCACTCTCTGGAGCAACGCTCCACAAGGCACTACCGTAGATTTTACGGTTAAACTAATGCTCGAATCTGGAAGCTCGGCAACTTCATTCGAGCCGTATGTTGGAAGCACAGCTTCGCCTAATCCAGACTATCCGCAGGAAGTCCAGACGGTTACAGGCGGACAGGTTATAGATATTCACGGTAAGAACCTACTGAATTTATCGGGCGTTAGTGGCACTTCTAACGGTGTTAATTTTAGCGTTAATAATGGAAAGCTAGTGCTTGATGGGAGTTGTAATTCGGATAGAGTTATTATCCTAATCCCAGCTTTAAAACTATCTGGGACTTATACTTTTTCAACTGACTGGAACTCCAATTCAGCAATTGCTTTAAGGAGAAGCTCAACCTCCACTTTATTACAAATCCCTTCAAGCGGCACTTATATCTCTGGAGAAATTGATGGGACAGCCAACTACATTTATATCTTCGGTCTGAGTGGCACGTCCTTCAATAATTTAGAGATTGCTTTCCAGCTTGAAAAAGGTTCTACTGCTACCGATTTCGTGCCTTACGAGAGCCAAGAGTATGAGATAAATCTCGGAGGAGAGCAATTTAATAAGAATAATGTCTACAACGGTCATTATGTTCAACAAAATGGCACAATGGTAGCAGACGCGAGTTGGTGTATGACCGATTATATGGCGGTCGATGCTGGCAGGGCTTATAACTATTCTGGGATTACACTAGCAGGAAATGCTCCATATTCGGCTTATTACGATAAAAATAAAACATTGGTAAGCACATTTAAGCAAGCGACTGGCTCGAATACAATTACAATTCCAGATGGTGTGGCTTATGTTAGGTTTTCGCTTCGAGATATAAGTCCGAATGTAGATAAAGATACATTTAGTTTCAGTCTCGATGGAGTGAATATTGAACTCTGTAAAATCGGAGATTATCAGGACTATATCTATCGACAGAATGGGGAGTGGTATTTACATAAAGAGACTGGGAGGCTCACTTTTGATGGCTCAGAAACTTGGTCATCAGCGTCAGCATATACTGGCTATATGAGGGCTAGCGTTGCGACAGGTGAAAACCACGCAAGTAATGAAGGTTATTGCAATGAGTTTATAAATCGTGGCAGTCAAGCGCACGGAGGCTACGAGTATATGTGGGTTCAGCCAAACGCAAACACTTTTTATATTCAAATTTTACAATCTAGGGCTAACTCTTTAGATGCTTTCAAAACTTGGCTTGCTTCAAATCCTGCAACCGTCTACTATGTTCTCGCCACTCCGACCGATACACAAATCACGAACGAAGCGTTACTTGAACAGCTTGAAGCGTTAGCAGAGGCGACAACTTACGACAGGCTAACTATATTCAGCGTTACATCCGAAAATCTTCCGGCGACACTAGCTGCCTCAGTTGAGGCGACAACTCAAGGCGGAGTCGAGTGGGATGAATATGGTGCAGTTTTTGAAGAAGGATCGACTGGAGGAGCTACTACGATAGCAGTAGATAGTATCACTGAAGTTTTGCCAGTTTGGACTGTTAAAGGACCAGCAAATAATCCGACGATTCAGAACTTAACGACTGGCACCTCAATGAGCTTCATTGGTAACGTTACAGCAAGCCAAACTCTCAAAGTCGATATGCTTAATCAGACGGCAACGCTTAATGGGACAAGCGTTATCGGCAGGATGTCAGGAGATTGGATTGAACTTGCGCCAGGAAATAACCGAATGTACTATTCGACGGGTAACTCTGACGCTCCAGATTCATCTCTCGAATGGCAGGAGGTAGTTGGATAATGAACGCGACATACGAAGTTAATCTTTATCTGAACGGTCAGCTTATCGGCGACGTCCGCAAACTAGCGCAGAACCTTAAATGGGTTAGGCGCAGGACAAAAGTGGGCGCGGACGAAATTGATTTTACGCTTAACGACGTCTTATTTTCAAGATGGTGCGAAGCTCGAGGCACGACGATTAACGAAATGCTCAAGCCGATTGCGCTTGAGTGTCGATTAGTTCGAGACGGAATAGATATCCTTGGTGGCTTTCTCGCAACAATGCCAAGTTATCAGCCGAATGGAACGAGCGCTAACCTAGCTATGAGATTTGACGGTTATTTAAACCTCTTAAACGGCGTTTATATCCGTCCGATTGGCACGGTTAGCGGGACAATGGACGCACTCATCCAGAGATTCATCACGGAAGCGGATACGCGAGCTTCAGAGGCCGGAAAAGCTTATGGATTTACTGCTGGAGTTTTAGAGCCTCTCGCTAACGTAGAACATACATTTGATAATTATAAGTCGACAAAGGACTGGATTTGCGACCGGTCAGACAACATAACCGGAGCAGGTCCGTTTGACCTCTATTTTCACGCAAATAAAACCTATGACCTAAGTTCGTCACGAAATTTCGGCGATATAATTCGAGACTGGGTGGCTTTTTACCCGACCAAGACGAACGGTATTTCAGCGACTTCAATCCAAGCGCAGGAAGTTTCCGGATTTGCTTCAGCGGTTATTGGAATTGGCTCGGGGGAGATTTCTTCGAATGAGGCCGAAAATACGGCGATAATCTCGGAGCAGATTTACGATCCAGCCGTTATCGAATACGGCTATTACGAAACCATCTTGCAAGACAGCTCGGTCAGTCAACAGGAGACGCTCGATAATAATGTCGCCACAAGGCTTGCAAACACTTCAACGATGGTCTGGGAGCCAGAAATCACGCTTACGGGCCGAACGGTCGCGCCAAAGCCAACTGGCTCGGCGAAGATATGGATTGGAGACGTTATTACAATTCGCAACTCGGAAGACTTAACTGGAATGACTAACGGTATGTTTAAGGTTAATGAACTTGAGGTCAACATCTCGGCGACTGGAGCTGAAGACATTAGGCCGGTTCTTGAGAGGTATGATGGATGAACGATAAAGACCTAGTCACGAAGCTTAAGGCTATTAAAGCAGAGATTTTAGCGCTTAAGCAGGCGCACAAATACGGTCTCGGACGAGCAGATTTTTTCAAGGGAACTGTCTCGCTCGACATTAGTGCTGGAGTTCATAATATTGAAGTTCAGATACGCTATCCGTCGCTTCAGAACGGAATGCCGTTTTTATGGGTACTGGAGGATTTTTTTCAGAGTATGTCTGTTGAACAAGACGGAATCAATACGATTACCATAACTGGAACAACATCGAATTTTAGCGATCCATTGACAATTAATCTTGCGGTCGTATCGACGCTTCAATGTATGGCAATTTTAATAAGGGAGGTCTAATGAATAGTTTTGATTATGAGATTGAGGCAATTCAGCGGGAAATCCTTGCGCTAAAAACTGAAAAACAGAAGCGAATTGAACAGCTAGTCGTTGGGGAGACTCCAATTACAATAGAAGCGACTGAACGCCAACAGTTTCGGATTAAAGCCTCTCCAAAGAATAATGTAACTCCATTGATTTCGTATTATATTAACTCGGAAGTAAATGAGGACATAACGGCTTCCAGTATTCAAGAATTCGATGTGGATGGCTTCTATATTATCCTGACACTAATGGTTGATGCTGGAACTTATGAGGTCGTATTTGTTTCAACTTCGGAACTTAATGTGGAGATTGTCTAATGAATCAAGAAACTTTACAGAAAACAATTAAGACGTTTGAAAACGAACTTCGTGATTTGAAAAACGTGCAAGGCGCGATTCACTCGGTTGCTGGGTACTTCAAATCATATCGCGTTTCCTCGGCGCTTCAAAACCAAACGCTAAGATTGCAGTTTGAAGATGGAGATGGACCGATATTATGCTATTGTCCTGGCTCTGCATTTCAAGTACCTTTTAAAATCCAGAATGGTACTCAAGATTACTTCTTTCGATTTCTATTTGCTGGCACATATACGTTTTTCTCAACCAGACCGATTATTTCGATTACGAATGTTAGTTAGTTTGCACCCATTTACTGCTCGTAGTTAATCTGAAAATAACAATAAATAGGAGCAGTTATGGCTTTATCACTCGAAACAATGCAACCGATTACAATTGACGACAAAAAGTGCGCGCCGAAGGTAGATCCGGAGCAGAAACTACGATTATCACAAATTAAACTTACTGGGGATGAAAATAAACAGAGGTCGTACGAAATTATTGCTGGATGTTTTCCAGAAGACAGAGATTATGTCTTATCGAAATTACCAGGCTTGTCAGAAATGGATATTTCGGTTCTCGTAACTTATCTTATTCAGGGAGAAACTGGCGTTAAGGCGGTTTCTGAATCCGTTATTCGCGAAATCCGGGAGGCAAAATAATGAAAGAAATAACCGTTGTCTTTCAGGATTGCATCCTTTGTGGCGACAAAGGCCGTAAAAAGGCGAAATTTCTCGAAAAAAACGGAATTTCACTCCGAAAAGTTAGCGCGTTCTCTGATGAGGGCGGCGAATTAGTCCATACAGCAGTTTTTGAACACAAGATTAAAGGACTACCGTTTTACACGGACGGGAAGACCTTTTCATCTCATCTAGAGAGGTTTTTAGAGTCGAAAAAACCTGAAAAAGCGCCGAAAAAAGTAAAGAAAACAGCAAATGAATCCGATAAAAAGAATTAGAGATGCGTTTAGGGCTAAAAAAGCCTCAAGAGTAACGCAAGAGCTTGCAAATCATCTTGTTGTAAATCCGTTATGTTCAGATTACGAGAACGTTTTTGCGCAGGTCAGATCTTACATTAACGAGATGATTATGGTTCAGCCGTATGGAGTAGGAAGAAACGGAGGCGTATTGTCTCCTGATAGAACGCCAGAGCTAGTTGTGCTTAAAACTCCAAACGATCTAATGGGCGGAATTGATTTTATGGCGACGATGTTCGAGATTTGGCTAACCGAAGACGAACTAGACATTCACGTTCATAGAGATAAGCGCGGACGTGTTTATGGCTTCTCGATAATTTCGTCGGACGCAAAAAGCACAGATAGTTATGGACGTCCAAGTTGGCTAGTTAATACCGAGAACGGACTAACAACGCTGACCAGAGATGAAGTTATGCAACTTGTCTTTTCGCGTAGTCCTAAGAATGTCCGTCAGGGAATTTCTCCAGCGAGGTCAATCAGGGCGCTTGCACAAACTCAAGATGTTTTGTGGCAATATCAGCGCGCTTATATTCAGAACGGCGCTATTCCGGCTTCAATTACCTTTATTCGAGCTTCGTCCGAAGAAAAATTCGAAAAAGCTAAAAGAGATTTAGAGACTAATCTTGGCGGAGCCGAAAACAAGGGCAAAACAATCTACATTTGGAGGCAATACGACAACCAGACCGGTGCTGAGAGCGACCAAATCGAGGTTAAAACGATTCAAGGCAATAACTCGACGCTTGCGATCAAAGAAATCTCGGACATTATCAACGACCACATCAATAAAGCTTATGGTGTCTCGAATTTCATTCTTGGCGACGATTCTTCAGCGAAATATGACAATGCCGAATTATCGCGTTATCAGTTCTTAAGCTCAAGAATTTATCCGGCACTGCTTGCGTTTTGGAACCAATTTCAATTTGAACTAGACCGAATTGTTGGCGGATTAGGCTACGCTATTTCCTTCAGTCTGGAACTTCCAGAACTTACAGAAAGGGCTAAAGTTAAGGCCGAAACGGCAGAGAAGAACGTTAAGAACCTTACTGAGCTTATCAATGCAGGCGCAAGGCCAGATGATGCAGTTAAGGCGCTTGAGCTCGGAGAAAACTGGATTAACGTCGCAAGAAACATTTTCAAATCGGTGCTGGTGTCGGCTGAAAATAAACAGGCTGTAAAAATGCCAGAAACTCGTTCAGAGTTTAGCCCCTCCTCTCTTAAATGTAAGACTCGCAGTCGCCAGGCTGAAGGCGCCAGCACGCAAGACAAGCTCCCAGAAATGACCGCAAACGAAATTAAGATTTATAATGCGCTCGTCGATATGGCTCGAAAGATTATGGAAGATGATTCATCTCTCGACGAGAATGCGGTTATGGCAAAAATCAATGACGTTCTTGAAGAAGAGGCGCTAGCTGGGGAAGAAAAAGGCGCAAAAGCGCTCGAGCTTTTAACCGATGGAGATATTAAATCGGAAATCCAGACGCAAATTCGAGAGGGTTTAGCGGTCTCTGAAGCCCTAAAATCGCGTATAAGCGACCGAACGACCGAACTGGTTAATAATTACGGTTCGGAGACGAGAAGGCTCTTTAATGAGACGCTAGAGGCTAATTCCGGCAAATCTGCGGGCGAGATTAGAAAGGCTCTGCGCGAAGTAATGCCGACCTATCAGGCAGAGAGAATTGCGCGAAACGAGACGGTTTACGCGTTTAGATCGGGAAGACTTGAGAATGATAAATCAATGGCAGAGAGCTACGGATTAAAGCTTAAACTTGTCTGGCGCTGTCGCCACGATAGCGATACTTGCGACATCTGTGCTTCGATGGATGGACAAGAAACATCTCTCGGCACTGCTTACTCAGATAATGTCGAAATTTCAGCTGGGACCAAATTGGCCAATGGACATATAGTTGCCGAGGATTCCTTATTCGCTTGGGAGCAATCTAGGTGGAATGACGGCGGACAAATTCCTCACGCGCACGTTAATTGTCGCTGCTATTTCGACGAAATTGTGGAGGCCGCGTAATGTCTGTCTCGAGAATCTATTGTCCAAATTGTCATCGGGTTCTCGGAGACACAGATAAATCGATAGATTGCAATTTGAATTGTCGGGGATGCAAAAAGACGGTCCGTTGTAAGATTAACATCGTTTCGTTTAAAGATTATTTAATTAACCAAAAGGAGGTTTAAATGGAAGAAATTCAAACAACAACAGCAGAAGAAGTCGTCGAGCTTTATGGCGGCGATAAACCAGTAGCCAATCAAGACGATGGCGAAAATCTCGAAGCTGTCGAGGGCGAGATGCCTGAATCAGAAGAATATAACGAAGAAAGTGAGGCTTAAGATGGGTTGGAAACAAGACAGAGCGTTTAATTTATCAAAGATGGGCAAAGAGGCTGGGATGTGTCTTAAAAATGTCCGTTTGGCGTTTGATATTCCGTCAAAATATTATGATGCAAAGGCGGCTATGCTCGCGAATCAGAAAGATGGGACTTTGCACCCAATTTCGACGCTTCCGAAAAACGTTGCGGTTCCAGTATTCGTCGATACCAGCTCTCCTAACGAGCATATCGAGGTTGCAGATTGCGGAACTTTCTATTCGGACGGAAAGAGGTTAACGAATCCGTATAATCAGCGCTTCTTCGGTTGGGGCGAGACTTTAAATGGCGTTCGCGTAGTTTCGTTCGTCGAGGATCCGAAACCGGCTCCAGCACCTACACCAGCTCCCGCTCCGGCAGATGAAGGCTTTAAGGTTGGAGATATCGTAGTTCCAACAAAACTTGTCGATTATAATGGCACAGCACTCAAACAATACGACAAGACTTACACAATTACTCAAATTAACGGCAATCGTGCGGTTCTTTCAGCTCCGAGAAATGGAAAGATGGTCGTCTGGGCGGCAATGAATACCGCAAACATCAGAAAGGCTTAAAATGCTCCCCAGTAAGATTTATGAAGCAATAAGATGGATTATAGCGATAGTGCTTCCGGCGATAGGGGTTCTTTTAACGAGCCTAAGCTCAATTTGGGGATGGGAAAACTTCCCGGCAGAGGCAATTTCGCTAACGCTTGACGCTATCGGGTTGTTCTTGGGTGCAATCTTCGGGATTTCAAAGATTATGAACGACAAGGAGTCTAGTTAATGGAAAACGTTGCCGTCGGAGATATCGCAAGCCTAATTGGACTTATTGCCGGTCTAATTACTGGCGGTGGCGTTATTGTTCATTTTCTTAAAAAAATCTTGCGGAAGATAATGCAAGACGAGTTGAAACCGATTCAAGATTCAATCGGGGATTTACAATTACAGGTCCAGGATGGCGAACTCGAGGATTGTAAAACTATTCTTGTAAACTTTATTGGCGACATCAGACGTGGGGTAGAATTGTCCGGCGAAGAACTTGAGCGCCTACACGAAACCTACGACCGATATACAAAGATGGGCGGTAACTCCTACATCCACACTACGATCGAAAAATTTAAAAAGGAAGGAAAAATATAATGGCAAATCCAAACAATGCGATTGGAACGAATGCTGCTTTCGGCGGCAGGACATCTCCAAATGCGTTTAATGACGTTCTAGGGGCTTTTTCAGGTCGAGGAATTCTTTCCGGATGGCAAATTTCGCCAAATTTCGGAATGACAGTTTCGCTAGGTGGAGATGGCGACAATAGAGACGTCGCGCTGGCGGAAGATAATGCTGGCAACAAAACTACCATAAATAACATCCCTGGTACTCCAATTACTTTAACTATTGAGGCGGCACCGGCAACTAATTCGCGAATTGACGCGGTTGTGGCTTATGTCAATAATCCTCCGCAAGGTGTAAGCACCGAAACGGACAATTTCAGCGCAGTTGCGATTTTAGATGTTCAAGGCACTTCGGCCTCGTCTCCAGTAGCTCCGGATGATTCGGCAATTAGAACAGCAATTACGGCTGATGGCGCGAGTGGAGCAACAGCCTATTATGTCGTTTTAGGCTACATTACAGTAGCTTCTGGAACTACCGATATAACTACCAATATGATTATGCAGGCTCCTAGAGCCACGTTAAGAAATGGTATTGCGGAAATCGCCAACGGTGCTGTTACGGCCGATAAAATCGCCAACGGTGCTGTTACGGCCGATAAACTAGAATGGGATACGCTAGGTTTTGTTTTTGACTCGCAATCAGCTGAAATCACTAGTACAACTCTTAATTCAGTAACTATTACTACTCCTGGAACATATCTGGTAATCGGCTGGTGGAATATCTTTACAGGAGAAAACTTCTACAATATGTTTCCGTCGTATCAGCTAGCTGCTGGAGAGACAGTCTTGGCATCGGCGCAATATAAAATAGGTAGCGATGGTAGCCAGAGCTGGAATCAGCAGCCTGGTATGATAATGGGGATAGCTACAGTTGCAGCAAATACTACAATACGACTTACGCAATCGCTAGCTACAACAGTACGAAATCGCTGTTTAGTGGCCCTCCGTATAGGATAGGGACCAAAAAAGAGCCGGAGGCAAACCGCAGACGCGGAACCGGCTCTTTTTTATTATAGCATAAATCAAGAAGAAATGACAGATTAAATAGTGGCAATATTTTACGAAAAAATACCGAATCCAAGCGTAAGCTTGACAAATTAAACCGCGTCTGATACAATTAAAGTAGTTCTAACGCGAATTAGTAGCTCCGAACCACGAAAAGTGGTCGGAGCTGTTTTTATGCTCCAAAAATAACAGCGACTTTAATATTTCGCACGCTCTTGTGGAAAATTAAGGTCTATAATTAAGTAAATGACTCGATAATCGAGAGCGCGATTATTTTGAGGTGCAATTTTAAGGAGGTATATGTGGAAAAGCAGACATCAATTGAATTCAATTGAAAAGATTTCAAAGAAATCTTCAATTGATCAATTGAACGGGAGTTCAAAATCGCTCAATCATCTCAGGACTGACGAACGTGATTATATGATTAAGTCAGCCATTCGTAAACTTAATATCTCACCGGAGTGGTACGGTGCTGTTAAGAAGGCTGCTAATTACTTAACTGGCGATAGGTTCTGGACTTTAGTCCAATACGCTGAAAGAGCAAATAATCCAGCGCATTATTTCATCCGAGCAGTTAATCGTGAACTAGCTTAAATTATAGTCTACTTCCTCCACTTAATATCAACTTAATGGGTGGAGGAGTTTTTTATGAAAATATCAAAAGCGTTTAATTGTTATGTCGATGAGTATCTTATCTTAAAAGGAGCCGACAAACACCAAATATGGCACTATCGGGCGCTTGGCCGTTATGCCAGTATTATTCTCAATGATATAGAGATTGAAGACATCACAATGAAAGAGATCGCATTGTTTCAGACCAAATTGCGGACTTTTGGAAAACATAGATGCAACAACACGATGAACAACTATGTCTCGAGCTTTAGAATGGTTTTAAAATACTGGAAAAAGCGAGGAATAGATTGTTTAGATTACACACTCATCCCAGTTCCAAAGCGCGATCCAGTCGTTCCAGCGTTTTTAACTGCGGATGAAGTTACAAAGATTATTGAATCGACAAATATTCTTAGGACAAAACTTATTATCTCGCTTCTTTATTCGTCCGGAATTAGAGTGTCTGAACTTACTCAACTTAATCGAGATGCGATTAAAGATAGGTCATTTACGGTTATCGGAAAAGGTCGAAAACCGCGTATTTGCTTCATAGACACGAGGACGGAAGTTTTCTTGAAAAAATATCTATCTAGCCGTAAAGACCGCCTGGACGCGCTTATAATTACAAAAGACGGCACTAGGGCTTCTAACTCAACGATTCAACTTATTGTCCGTAATGCGACAGAAAAAGCCGGATTAAAAAAGAAAGTGTCGCCACATACTTTTCGACACTCGTTCGCAACTAATTTTATGGAGAATAACGGCAATGTTCGCTATCTAGCTGCGCTTTTAGGCCATTCGAACATTCAGACTACCGCTCACTATTCCCATATCGTAGATGGAGATTTAAAGAAAATTTATCAGAGATTTCACACGATTTAGTAAAAAAGGTATTGCTTTTTTTCAACGAGCTATGCTACAATAAAGACATAGAAAATTGTAAATTAAAAGGCGAATAAATTTACAGTCGATAACAGATAAGTTACCTCACGAATGTGAATCGTGCGCTCTAGCCAACTGAGCTAAAGATCCATAAATAAATTATATCAAATCTCGACTGTACAGTCGAGATTTTTTAACCCCAACGGAGCTACTAATTCGCGTTAGAACTAGCAGTTCCGTAGGTTTAAAAAAGCATAAACGCTACCTTTGAAACTTAACAATTCGGAAGTCCAAACAATTAAGATTTAGAGCTAAATCGACCTAATAGGTTTTAGCAGAGGTCAGACAGAGGCTCGAAAATCTAAATATTAAATTTCATAGGGCGAATCCGGCGCTAGAACGTCAGTTTTGCTACGTCAAGGCGAAAAGTTCTTTATATACGTGGGAGAAGTTAAAAGAGACATTCACTTTTAGACCCATTTTAACTCCATTAAAGCTTATTTAGCGCCGAATCCGCTCTATGAACTAAAAGAAAGGAAAAATAATGAAGATTAATACAATTTTAGCGCTTATCACAATGATAACGTTAGCAACGACTGATTATGGTTGGATTAAGGCAATTTGTTGGCTACTTTTAATCGTTGAATTCGGCGTCTTTATGGTGCTATTCGATAAGGAGAGTTTCGAAAATGAACGATAATGATATTTATCTACAGGTAGCTAAACGTGAGGAAGCAAAGAAGGCCGCCAAAAATCCATTCGTCAAAAAAGACGAGAGCGAGGATATATACGATGAAAGACGTGATATTGAAACTGCGAGAAGAGACAATTTTAGAGAGCAAATAGCTATACAACGCCAAGAAAGGAGAGCTAGGTATGGCAGATAAAAATGTAAGCTCAAAAAATCTTATCACGCTAATCGATCCGGAACGGTCTGAAGAGATTATCAAGCAAGGTACGCTCAAACAGGTACTAAATCTAGATCCGCCGAAAAAATGGCTGAAACAGAATCAATTTTTAAAGACAAGTTATCTACCAATCGACAAGATTGAGAATATGCTCGACTCGATATTTCAAGAATGGCGAGTTGAGGTCAAGGAAATTAAGCAACTTGCGCAGTCTATTGTATGTACTGTTAGAATCCACTACCGGGACCCGGTAAACTCTGAATGGTCTTTCCACGACGGAGTCGGCGCTGTCCCTCTAAAAACCGACAAGGGGTTTAGCGCGGCTGATTTAGCGCATATTAAATCGGACGCGGTTCAATCAGGCGCTCCGGCTGCTAAATCTTATGCGATAAAAGACGCCGCAGAGCATATCGGTAAAATCTTTGGGCGAGATCTAAATCGGTCAGATTCTGAAGAGTTTCATAATTTTTATGAAGAAGCCGATGACGCGGAGAAAAAGAAGTCGACAATGCTCTTAAAAAGGGTTGAGCTGATGAAAAATTACGCGGAATATGCGAAATGCACAAAAGAAGAAGCTGCGCTTTGGGTTTATCGGTTGAACGATGGAATCGTGGAAAAATGGCTTAAAAGTTGGAGCGAGGGAGACAGACCTACATTGTTCTCAAAAATCGCCGGAACTAATTCAGATGCGAACCCCAATATCAGAGAGGAATAAATTTTGGCTATGAAAAAAGAGTTTTTTACCAATCTTGAAGAAAAGATAGATTCGCTGGCTGATAAGACGCTCGAAAGTTGGAGCGAGCGTGTCGGCGAGGAGGAATTCGATAATATCGAATCGGCGATTCTATCTTTCAAATATGACACAATTAAAGCTCTCGAAAAAGAGCTTAAAAAGCGAGGACTTTAAAGAAGATTAGACCGTGTCGCGACAGTTTAGGTGCGATTAAACGGAGGTGTGAGAACGGCGGTCAATCTTCATTAGACTAGATATTAGCTAGTCTCCTTTTATTTAGACTCCGGAATTTCCTCCACTAATGGCACTCCGGAGCCTAATGAATGACTGAATTTCACCCACCCAGTTCAGTCATTCATTAGGACGTTCGAACCGGTGTTGAGTCCGGCTCGAAGGTTCAAAAAAGGAGGTAAAATGAAGAAAATTAAAATAGACGAAGAGGACTATCTACCGCCAGCGCTGGTTGTAGCGGTTTTAATTGCATATACGATCGCATTAATCTTTATTGGCTGGTGCCTATGTGCTGCAATGCTCTTGATTGTGGGAGGGATGTAAAAATGATTAACAGCAGAGCGGTTCGAAAGAAGATTTTAAAACTTTATCACGAAGACAATCGCATCGCTAGTGATGATTTGCTGCTAATTTCACAGATTTGGGCAAGCGAGGGCTGGACTTCGGCGCGAAGTTTGTATGAAAATTTAAAACACGTTTCAAATCCGGAAACAATCCGCAGAACAAGAGCGAAGTTAGTCGAGGAAGGCAAGATAAAACCTTCCGAAAAGGTAGCTACGCTCCGACGAGAGAATTTTAAACAAGTTTTAAGGAGTATTTAATGGGTCTATGGAAATCTAAATATGGGCGAAGATTTGTAAGTCTTCCGAGCATAATTAAACAATCGAGCCTTAAGTTCGAACTAATGGAGATTAAATAATGATATTTTTTAAGAAACGAAAAGAGGTAGATCCACTCGAGCAACGGCTCGACACCATATCAGAGCTGACGCGAGGATTAGGACGAACCGAATTTAACAATTTAATGGACGCGGCAAAGGCTATATTCGACGCACGTCAGAAGCTACGCCGCGTTAAGACAGACGATGAAAAAGAGGTCGAAGATATAGATAATGCGGAGAAGATTTTAGATAAGGAGATTAAAAAATGATTTGGGTTATTTTAGTAGTGATTATAGGGGTAATTGCAATTTGTTACAAAACTGAAAAGTCAGCAGATGGCGAAGAAGTGGAGGTCATTGGTAACATTCACGAGGAGAAAATAAATGTTTAAGAAATATCCAGAACTAACATACGAATCGCAACTCGGGCAATAAGAAAAGAAAGGAATTATATGTCTCTAACGAAAAAAGATAAAGAGGAACTTAAAGAGTTAATCCGAGAAGTAATAGGCGAGAGCCGACCGAAAACTATCGATTCAGAAGGCTTATGACGAGGCGATGGCACTCGAGGAAGAACTATTTGAGCCGAACGGTTGGAGGCTGCCAACGACACAAGAGTTTATGCTACTTCACGCAATCTATGGTATAGATGAGAACGGCAAAGATGATGCGAAAGCATTTCACAAAGCCTTAAAACTTGAGCCTCAAGGATATATTAGTATCAGCGATATGGACGAATACAATAAAGACCCAGAGAATTACGAAAAGAATGGCGGTACGGTCGTCGATCGTACTACGAATGGCCACTGGTGGTCTCGTAATGCCTCTTCTACCACGAGTGCTAACTACTTGTATACCGGCATCAGTAGTAATACGGGCGGCGTCTATGCGCAGGATAGCTACTACCGAGGCTTCGGCTTTTCTATCCGTTGCGTAGTCCGCTAGTATTCTCGCTAGCGTCCCGCTTGGAAGGTTCGGTTCTTCCGTTCCTTCCCGAATCCCCGCGGACAAAGGAAAAATATAAAATATTAGATAGGAGGATTATGAAAACTGAAGAATATGTATTACAAATTGCTGAAAGCTACGACCACGACTATATAGAGGTTGAACTTCTCCAGAGAGAAGATGGCAGTTATGTCTGCGTTGATTTAAAGAAGGAGGACTAATTAGAAAAATGGTGGCGTACATTAACGGAAGGTTCAGAGCGGAGGAAATCGCGGTTCGAACGGTTGGAAGTCTCGAGATTATTTTTTGGGACAAAGAAACCATTTATCTTATCGACCACTCGCGAGAAGTCCGCTACATCTTCCATCGGTGGTTCGCGCCGAGAAATAGCTACTCAAATTGGCGGAGCTTCCGGCAGGCGCTTTGGAATTCGAAACATAAGCAGATTGGCTGGTATTTCGAAGAGAGCGCAACTTGGGATATTCCGTTCACTACAACAACAAGGCCACTCGATTGGGGCAATAAGAAAAGAAATGAATTATATGTCTCTAACGAAAAAAGATAAAGAGGAACTTAAAGAGTTAATCCGAGAAGTAATAGGCGAGAGCCGACCGAAAACTATCGATTCAGAAGG